TCCAAGTTACGTCGATGACGTTGTTGAGGTTGCTAATTACGCAGCACTTCCAGGAACAGGAGAGACAGGAAAAATTTACGTTACAGTTGACACCGGAAACATTTATCGCTGGTCTGGTAGTGCTTATATTAGAATTGCCGACGAGAGTCCGGTTTGGGGTATTATTACTGGAACATTAAGCGATCAAACAGACTTACAATCCGCTTTAGACGGAAAGTTTGACGTACCAACAGGAGACACGACTCAATACATTGCCGGAGACGGAAGTTTAATTACTTTTCCAGTTGCCGGGCAAGCTGGTACTTTGGTTCGCCAAGTTAAAAACTCAACCGGATCAACTTTAACAAAAGGAACGGTTGTTTATATAAATGGAGCTTCAGGAAATAAGCCAACAGTTACAAAAGCAATTGCGACTGGCGATTCAACATCGGCTCAGACTTTTGGTCTTATTCAGGCCGACCTTGCAAATAATGCAACAGGTTACGTTGTTTGCGTTGGAGATATTATAGGGTTAGACACTTCGTCTTTTTCAGAGGGAACGCAATTATATTTGTCTTCAACTACTGCTGGAGCTTATACATCGACAAAACAATATGCTCCTGCACATTTAGTATATATCGGTGTAGTTACACGTTCACACCCAACTTTAGGGCAAATAGAAGTTAAGATTCAAAATGGTTACGAATTAGATGAAATTCACGATGTATTAATTACTTCTAAATCAAACAATCAGTTTTTAGTTTATGAAAGTGCAAGTGATTTATGGAAAAATAAATCTTTAGCTACTGTATTAGGTGGTACAAGTTCACAATTTGTAAAAGGAAATGGAACTTTAGATTCTACATCTTACCAACCATTATTAACTAATCCAGTTACAGGAACAGGAACAACAAACACAATTCCTAAATTCACAAGTTCAACTGCTATTGGGAATAGCAATATAACTGACAACGGAACTGTTGTTGCGATTAGTACAGACGCTACAATTAATGGTGTTAATATTGGTATAGGAGCAGGTTCAGTTTCTACTAATACAAGAGTAGGAGCAAGTGCTTTAGCTTCTAATACAACAGGAGCAAGTAATTCAGCTTTTGGAAATGCTTCTTTGTTTTCTAATACAACAGGGAGTTTAAACACTGCTTTAGGTAGAGTTGCTTTAAATTTCAATACAACTGGAGCAAACAATACTTCAATAGGTCACGGTTCTTTATATAACAACATATCAGGAAGTAATAACGTTGCTATTGGTACTCAGTCCGCAAGATATATAGCTGACGGTACAACTTCAAATACTATAACTAACAATTCTATATTTATAGGTCAAGGTACAAAGGCATTAGGCGATAATCAAAGTAATCAAATTGTTATTGGAAATAATGCAACAGGACTTGGCTCAAACACAACTGTATTAGGTAATAGCTCAACAACAACTACTGCTATTTATGGTAACGTTCTTATTGGAACTACAACAGACGCTGGTTACAAACTTGACGTAGCAGGTGTAGGTAGATTTTTAGGTACAATACCATTAACACTTGAAAGAAGCGGAAGCACTAAATATACTTTTTCTTTAGGTGCTTCAAATGATTTTTACATTAACAACGTTAACATAGGTTCAACACCGTTAACTATTTTAAGTTCGGGCAACGTAGGTATCGGTACAACAACTCCAAACTATTCAGCAACTAATAGGATGGTTTTAGACATAAACGGAACTTCTCAATCAATGTTAGCTTTAAGTGTTGGTGGTGTTGGTAAGTCTTTTTTATTTTATACAGGAACAGATTTATTAGTAAGTAATGAATCAAATGGTGCTATAAAATTTAATACAAATGGTTCTGAAAAAGCTATAATCACTTCAAGCGGCAACGTAGGTATAGGAACAACAAGTCCTTCATTTCAATTGCAATTATCAAATGATTCAGCAGCTAAACCGGGTTCTCCATTATGGACAGTGTCTTCTGATATTAGAATAAAAGAAAATGTAAGACCTTATACAGATGGTTTAGAAAAGTTAATGCAAGTTAATCCCGTTTACTATGATTATAATGGTAAGGCAGGGTTTTCAATAACTAAAGATAACGTAGGTATAATTGCTCAAGAAATGCAAGAAGTATTACCTAATACTATAAAGACATTTAAAGCTAAACTTAACGATGATGACGAAGAAGAAACAGAACTATTGAGTTTTAATGCAAATGAAATTATATACGTTCTTATAAATTCGGTAAAAGAACTAAAGGCAGAAATAGAAATTTTAAAAACAAAATAATATGACACAATTTAAGTGGATAATTTCAGCAATGGAATGTATCAAAAAAGATGGTGATTTACAAGATGTAGTAATTACAATTCATTGGCGTTATGCTGCTGAAAAAGATGGCGTTTCTACTGATATTTACGGGGCAACTTCTATGCCTTTGCCTACAGGTGAAGATTTTACACCTTATGAAGAACTAACTAAAGACCAAGTTTGTGGATGGTTGGAAGCGACTTTGGACGTTCCAGCAATGGAAGAGAGTTTGGATAAGCAATTGGATTTAATAATTAATCCAATAAATGTAACTTTACAACCTCCATTTGATAATTAATTTTTTATTATCTTTACAACTTAAATTAAAAATATAACCAAAATGGAAAGAAAACAAGCGATTGAAATTTTAGTGCAAGTTGCACATTTAGCACAAAAAGGAGGCTTATTACAGTTAAACGATGCCTTTTCAGTAGCTCAGGCAATTAGTGTTGTAGCTCCAAAAGAAGAGGAAAAAGAGGTTAAAAAAGAATTGGTTAATTAAAAAGTTTGGGGGTGTTGAGGCATCCCCTTTTATTAAATGAAGTATTTAAATTACATTTTTACAAGTCTTATTTTATTATTTGTTCCAATTTATGGACTTTTAATTGCAGTCGGTTCGGCTATTATTTTAGACACTTTTACGGGTATTTTTAAGTCAATTAAATTAAATGGCTGGAAATCGATCCGAAGCAGAAAATTATCTAACATAATTTCAAAAATGGCTTTATACGAAATTTGTATTGTATTTTTATACTTAATTGACAATTTTGTTTTGAATGAATTTATCAAATCCGCTTTTGGGTTTGATTTTATGTTTACGAAAATATGTGCTATTCTTTTAATATTTGTCGAGTTGGTTTCTATTAAGGAAAATATTGAGGAGACATTTAAAGTTGACATTTGGCAATTATTAAAAAAGTCATTTAATAGAGCTAAGGAGATAAAAACAGACTTAGACGAAATTACAAAGTAATGCAACTATCTAAAAATTTATCACTTGCCGAAGTTGTACGAAGTGAGTCTGCAAAAAGGAGAGGCATAAACAATATGCCAACCGCTGAGCATTTAGAAAATTTAAAGGACCTAGCTTTAAATGTATTTCAGCCTATTAGAGACCATTTTAAAGTACCAATTCATATTTCTAGTGGGTATAGATCCAAAATACTAAATAATGCTGTAAATGGAGCCGCAAAGAGTCAACATTGCTTAGGAGAGGCAATTGATATTGACGTTGATGGGACCAGTATAACAAACAAACAAGTTTTTGACTTTATCAAAGACAATTTGGAATTTGACCAGCTTATAAATGAGTTCGATTATAGTTGGGTTCATGTATCATTTAAAAAAGGCTTAAACAAAAAACAAGTTTTAAGAGCAAAGAGAAACGGAATAAAAACTTATTATACCAATTTCGAGTGAAAAAATTAATCCTTTTATTTTTAGCAATTACTTTTTTTGGATGTGCATCCAGAAAAGTAACTATTGACAAAAATAAAGAGGTTTTAAATTCGGACTCAATTTCAGTTACAAAAACAGATTCAGTTTCTAAGATAAATACCAACATTAAAATAACGGAAAACTTTGAGGAGATTGAAATCAAACCAGAAGTTTGTGGAGTTGAAATGATTGTTGGCGGAATTACCTATAAAAACGCTGTTTTAAGATATAAAAAAGCAAATAAGGTATATTCTGATAACTCAAATAAAATAGTCTCTAAAAAGGCTTTTAAACAAGTTTCCAAACAGAAAAAAGAAATCAAAATCAACAAAGCCAAAAGCATTGATAAAAAAGCAAATTATTTTGTATATTTTTGGCTGTTGCTAATCCCAATTGGCATTTACATTTATAGAGAAATTAAAAAGAAATTATTTCTATAAATAATCTAAAATTGCGATTTGCAATTTAAAAAATCCTACTTATGATAAAACAAAGGACCAGATTGAGCGAAATGGAAGCCATTGCACTTGGCTTGGAATTAAAAAAAAGAGAAGCCAATACAAAAGGCAATCAACGTTATTTCCTTACAAAACAACAATTTGAGCAACTGCAAAAATTAAGAGACTTTCATTCAACTGAATTTAAAGAAGTTAGGCGAACATTAAACGACAGCGGTAAAGTAATTAGTACAGTTGAAAAATTAGGACAAAAGAAACTAATTGACATTCCGTCAAATCACGAAATTAAAAGAGTTTCTACAAATGTTTCAAATGGTCAGCAATGGATAATTACAGAGCCAATAAAAGAAAAGATTGTAGATTTAGAACAAATTGATTTCTCAAAATTTTTTGAAAGTAAAATTATCCCCGTTGATGTTCAGCCAAAAATAGTAAAATCAAAAGCTTTATTTGATAGAGCCGTTTTGACAGATGTACACGTTGGAATGAAAGTGAGTGACGGGCATTCTTTGTATGACGGAGTTTGGAATGAAGATGAACTTTTTAAAAGACGTGATGTATTTGTAAATGAAATCATAAATAATCAGAAATCAAATAAACTTTTAATCCACGATTTGGGTGATTTTATGGATGGTTACAATGGTTTGACTACCAGAGGAGGTCACGAATTGCCGCAGAATATGGATAATCAAAAAGCGTTTGATGTGGCTTTGAGTTTTAAAATAACTTTGATAGACGCTTTAATTCAGTATTACAATGAAATACACATTGTAAATATTTGCAACGACAATCATTCTGGTTCTTTTGGCTATATTGTAAATTCTGCTTTCAAGTCTTATATTGAGCTAAAATATAAAAATATTTCGGTTGTAAATCAAAGAAAATTCATTGACCATTATTTGTTTGAAAATCGTTGTTTCATTCTTACCCACGGAAAAGACGATAAAAGTTTGAAATTCGGTTTTAAACCACATTTGGATGCGGTACAAATTGAAAAAATAAAAAACTACATTGACGAATATAAATTGCACGGATATCAAATTGAATTTTCAAAAGGCGATAGTCATCAATTACTTTTTGATTTAACAAGTTCAACTGCTTTTGAATACCAAAACTTTGGGGCATTTAGTCCTCCGTCTGACTGGGTAAAGGTAAACTTCAAAAACACAAAAAGCAGTTTCACTACAATGAATTATTACGAAAAGCAAAAAACAATCAATAATTATATTTTCTAATTTCAAATAAAAATCCCTTTAAAATCAAGCCATTCTAACCGAGTGGTTTTTTTTTATTTAATTTTTTTTTAAATTTTTTTTGTCTTTCACTTGTTAATTAAAAAATAATTATTAAATTTGCATATCAAAATTAAATAATAATCAAAATCAAACATTATGAAAAACTTCCTATCAAAGGCTATTTGCCAACAAAATTTCGCTTACTTAATAGCAATGTACATTCTTTTTCAATTTATCTTTAGAAGCTAATATTATGATAGATACTTATAACAACGAGCCAGATTACTTCGAAAAATTAGAAGCGCAAGTAAAAGATGAAAGAACAGAAATTGAAGTTCTTGAAGATTATATCAAAGACACTTTTGATGATGATGAGCTTACCGCTTTGGTAGATTCAATTAAAATGAGAGCAATTCTTATGTATAAAACAAACAAAAGAATAAACGAAATTGAATTAGATTTATCAATGTTTGGAAATATCAGTTCAGATAATAGAATTGAATTAGCAAATAAAAAATTATTACTTACTAAACTAATTAACGATTTATAATTATGAAAATATTTAGAAAAGTTTACGAGTTGAATTACGAGTATGATATGTTTTTTGTTTACAGAAGCATTGAATTTTTTGGCTTTAAAATTAGTAAAAAATTACTCAAAGAATTTATTACAATTGAAGCTGCCGTAAAATATTTAAAAACATTAAAATAACTTTTATGCGAATACAAAAAACACAAGAAGTTCAACTTTTTAAAGATTCAAATTTAAAATCAATTCAATCAGTAGTTGTTGAAATAATAGAGAATGAAGAACCTTGGATTGTAATAGAACATGACCATATTGAAATTTCTTTATCTATTTCAAATTGGGAAAAACTAACCCTACTATCCAAAAAAGCAATTAAAAAATCAAAAGAATAAATAAAACAACAATCAGTCTATACCCTTAAATTAAAAAACAATAATAAGGGTATAACCTTAATTTAAAAACAAATAAGATATGGAAATAGCAGAATTAAAAACATTGTGGAAATTAGCAAAATCATTTTGGATTACAGGATTTATATTTTGCTTATTAGAAACTATTGTATTTTTAATTATTGAGGGATGGCACATTAAAGCAACGCATCCAATAGAAATCAATTGCGATAAGATAGTTTTACACATGTTGGAATTCGCGTTGAATTTGACAATTGTAACTTCTATTTATTTTTTAATTAACATAAATAAAAACAAATAATATATGGAAATAGTATATAAAATTGATTATGGTTCTGAAACTTATGGAGAAGTAATAAAAACGCAAGAGGGTTTATATAAATGTTTTACAACTCCATTATTTGGAGGTGAGTGGATAGAAGAAGAAACTTTTATTGATGAAAATGAAGCAATAGATTTTATAAAATCATTAACTTAAAAACAAATAAGATATGAAAACTGGTAAATTAGGTCAATTTTTATTATGGAGAAAAAAACCTGCAAAAATTATTGGAGAATCAAATGGGCATCAAGTTATTATAGAAATTTTAGAAAACAAATGTTGCCCGCATTGCAATGGTGATTTAGGAAAAGAACAAATACACGTAATAGTATCATCTCCAATGTACCAAGAAGGAGCTGAAAGATTAGAAACAATTTAAAAAATAGAAATGAAAGAAACAAAAAACGAAAGAAACGCTGGAAGAAAACCTAAATTCAAAAAAGGGGTAAAAACTTTTGTCATTGCTGACAAACTTCCCCAGCCAGTTGAAAAACAAATTAGAAACTATATTGAAGAAGTTTCAAAACCATTCTTAAATGACGAACCAATTAAATCAAGAAAAAATGAATAATTTATTTGATATTAAATTTATTGAACAAGAGCCATTATTAAAAAGAATTACAAGAATGGCAAAAAGAACTTTAATCACAAAATTAACAACTCCAGTTGTCACAGAAATTAATGTTTATAATGATAAAAAAGTTGTAAATGTTAAAGCCAATATTCCGTTTCATTTTTTAAGAAGTATATCGTGAGTAAGAAATATACTGGAGTAACTTACCATAGAAAATTAGGCAAATATGAATCACGTGTTACATATTCTGGAATCACATACAAAGCTGGTTGGTATGATACAGAAATTGAAGCGGTACGTGCCAGAGATTTGCTTATTATCAAAAAAGGATTGCCAGTAAAATTGCAAATATTAAAACCAGTAAAAAAATGAACGTACTATCATTATTTAACGGAATGAATACAGGACGTCAAGCGTTGGAAAATGTAGGTATAAAAGTTGACAAATACTACTCAAGTGAAATAAAGCCTTATGCAATAGAATTAACTCAACATCACTTTCCTGACACTATTCAAGTTGGAGACGTTACAAAATGGAGAGAATGGGATATTGATTGGAAAAGCATTGATTTGGTTTTAAGCGGATCGCCTTGCCAAGATTTGTCAGCAGCTGGAAAACGTGCTGGAATAAATGGTAAAAAGTCAAGTTTGTTTTTTGTATTTGTTGATATTTTACAGCATATAAAAACTTTAAATTCAAACGTTTTATTTTTACAGGAAAATGTTGGTAGTGCAAGAAAAGAAGATGTTGGAATTATGAGCCGAGCTTTAGGAGTTTATCCAGTCAGAATTAACTCAAGTTTAGTTACAGCTCAATTAAGAGACAGGTATTATTGGAGTAATATAAAAACACGACAAGACGGAATGTTTGGAGATATTGTAACAGATATTCCACAACCAAAAGACAGAAAAATAATGTTTAAGGATATTATTACAAGTGGTTTTGTTGATAGGGGTAAAAGTAAATGTCTTTTAGCTGGATTGTATAATTCATTTTCATATAAAGACGAAACATCAAAAGAAGCTCAACATTATTTAATTAATCGTGAAAAATTTGGAACTTTATTAATTTACGAAAACAACGAGTTAAGAGTAAAAACAAATACAATAAAAGGGTACGATATAGTTACCGAAAATGATTGTATTGATTTATCTTTTCCAACTTCAAAAACAAGACGAGCCAGAGTAACAAAAGGCAAAAGTCCTTGTTTAATGGAAAGCCAAAATAACTTATATAGCTATAAAGACGGAATTGTTAGAACAGTTAATAAAGTTGAAATGTGCAGACTTCAAGGGTTCCCAGACGATTATTGCGATATATTGTCAACTGCAAAAGCAGGATCGCTTTTGGGCGACGGTTGGACACTTCCTATAATAGAACATATTTTTAGTTTTATAAAAAAATAATTACCTTTTTATTTTTTTAATTAAAAAATATTTATTAAATTTGCTTAACCAAAAAAATCAAAATCATGTCAAAACAATTATTCGAGTTGATGCGTGAACAGGAATTGCAAACAAACAATTTCTTACCATCAAAAAAAGAAATCCAATTAACAAGTAAAAAGTTTGTGTCCGATTTATTGGATGCTGGAGAAGTTAACAAAGTTGAGGTTTATGCTCAGGCTTTAAGATTAAAAGAGGCTTTGTCAATTATTGAGGCCGAATTAAAAGAGAGCTTAGGTCAAGAAAATTTCGAGGCTTTTGGAATCAAAGGGACTTTTAGAAACGGAGGCGAAATTTTAAATTACTCAGACGATCCAATTTATGCTGAATTACAAACCCAATTAAAAGAACGTGAGGAACTACTTAAAACAGTTAGAAAAGTAGAAAACCCAGTTTACGACTCTGAGGGAATTGAAATACCAAAAGTAAGTACAACAAACAGAAAATCAAGTTTATCAATTACATATTAACCAATTAAATTCAAATCAAATGGCAATTTTAGC